GGTCTAGCTGACTTCGATGATCCGAAGGCATTTGTAGACCCAGAAAGCGGAAAGAAAAAGCCAGTATACAGATGGAATTACGAACCTTTAACTGAAAAAGTTTACGAGGCTCACATAAATGGAAATTTATCCATTGGTATTCAACCTTGTAATGAAAATAAGGAAGTAAGATTTGGCGTTATAGATGTGGATCCTAAAGATTATGACGATTTTAATAAAAAATTTTTTATAGATGTAATACAAAACTATCAATTACCTCTAATACCTATTGAGTCTAAAAGTGGTGGTTTACATTTATGTTTATTCATGGACCACTTTACAGATGCAAAAGCAGTTAAATCTTTCTTAAGTAACCTATTACCATTATTTAAATTAAAACCAGACTGTGAAGTATTTCCTAAACAAACCGAACTAACAACGGACGAGGAAACAGGGAACTTAAAACCAGGACAATTTATAAACCTTCCTTATTATGGTGGTAAGAGAAGAGCATTAAATGTAGATGGAACACCCTTTGACTTTGAAAAATTTTTAATAGTAGTAGAAGCTAACCTAGTTTCTAAAGAAGACTTAACAAAAATTACAGAAAATATAGATCAAAAAATATATCAAGGAGTTGATGGAGATTTATTAGATGGTCCACCATGTCTAGCAGATATATCTAAAGTATCTAGTAAAGAAGGTTTTGATGGTAAAGATAGATTTATGTACAATTATCACGTCTTTGCTAAAATGAAATACCCTGATGGTTGGGAACAAAAAGTTAAGAATGCTCCAGTTAAATTCTTTGAAGAACGACATGCAAATGCGTGGGACGATAAAATATTAAGTGCAAAATTAAAATCTTGGAAGAGATCAGACAAAGGATATACCTGTACACAAAGTCCGTTAGCTGATTTTTGTAAAAAAGGTATCTGCGTTAAGAAAAGATTTGGAGTGTTGGCCGGATCAAAAGGGTCGTATCCAATACTGACTAACTTAAGAAAGATAGAAATTTTTGAAGAACCAGAATACGAATTTGATGTTACTAAACCAGATGGTATTGCAACAGCAACAGTGCATTGTAAATCAATTGAACATTTAAATGATCAACGTAAACGTAGAAATGCAATAGCAAAAGCTGCAGGATTTTTACCACCACTTATTAAAGGTGAAGAAGAACAAACAGTAATGGATGAACTATATAAAACACAGAAAGCTGTGCAACCACCTATAGGTACATCTCCTAAAGAAAAACTACATGATGTATTACATGCAAAAATTAATGGTCCTAAAGCATCTACAGATGCAGCATTTAAAAGTGGTTCAGTATTAATAGAAGGTGACTATGCATTTTTTAAATTTGAAAAATTTTTTGATAGATTAAGAGCTAAAGATTGGAAATATAAAGAAGAAAAAACAGGACGTATAATGGAGACTACATACAGGGAATGTGAAATACAGTTCCTGGACCAAAAAAGATTTCCATCTAAAGAGTCTGGTAAATATAATTCTTCTACTAAGAATGTAATACAAATAAACATAAAATCATTTGAAGAAGTACCAATATACCATACCAAAATAAAACATAAGACGGAGATAATGTGATTAGTAGAAAAATATACGGGCCTCCGGGAACAGGGAAAACAACTAAACTTATTAATTACGTTAAAACATTTTATAAATTGGGAACACCTTTAGATAAAATTGGGTATTTTGCATTTACAACTAAAGCAGCTAATGAAGCTATTGATAGAATGTTAGATGCATACAAACCTTTACAAAGAAAAGATTTAAAACATTTTAGGACACTACATTCTCTTGCTTTTAACAGACTGGGTATGAAAAAAGCACAGGTTATGCAGGATGAACATTACGAAGATATAGGTAGAAAACTAGGGATTGAAGTGACAGTTTATTCAAATGGACAAGAAAATACAGGATTTGTAGATTCTAATAGTGAGTATTTTAATTTAATAAATGCAGCTAGAATTAAAGAAATTTCTATTGAAGACGAATACAATACAGGAATGTATTCTTATGACTTAGAAAAAAATTTATTACATATCTTAGAAGCAGAGTTAAACAATTATAAAGATTCTTTTAAGCTGTATGATTTTACAGATATGATAGAAAAATTTAATGTGGCAGAAATGTGTCCAAAATATGATGTAGTTTTTGTTGATGAAGCCCAAGATTTATCACCAATTCAATGGAAAATGGTGGATATTCTACGTAAAAATTCTAAATATGTTATACTAGCTGGCGATGATGATCAAGCTATTTATGGTTGGGCTGGTGCAGATGTACTAACATTTATATCTACTCAAGCTAAAAAAGACATTATTTTGCCACAATCTCACAGAGTTCCTAGGAGTGTACAAAACATAGCAGATAAAATTTTAGATAGAATTCCACTTAACAGAAGGGTTAAAAAAAATTGGAAAGCTAGGAATCAAGAAGGAAAAGTTAATTACATTACAACGATTGATGATGCACCTTTATATAAAGGCAATTGGTTGGTGTTAGCTAGAACAAACGATAGATTAGAAAAATTAAAATCTTTTTTAAAAGATATGGGAATTTATTTTCAATTTAAAGGACGTAAAAGTTTTACAGCTTCCTTGTTTAGAAGCATTCTAAACTACACAAGATGGCAAAATAAAGGAGATAAATTATCTTTAAGTGAATTAAAAGATATTTTTGAATGCACTCAATCTTACCACACTTTAACAGAAGAACGGCTTTATGATTTAAAAGAATTTGGATTTAGTAATACACAAAGATGGTATGAAGTGTTTAAAACAAATCCAGATGAGTGTTTGTACATTAGAGAAATGTTAAGACAAGAAGAAGATTTACATAAAGATGCGAGAGTACAATTATCTACAATTCATTCTGCAAAAGGGGGACAGGCCGATAATGTTTTATTAATTTTAGATAATACAAAAACAATTAGAGAGGCAACAGAAAAAAGCGATGATAAACACGATGAAGAACATAGGGTTTGGTATGTGGGTGTAACACGTACAAAACAAAATTTATATATAATGACAGCTAAAAGGGAGGATAGAGGATATGACATCGAAAGTTTGGGATAAACAAATTGGAGGATCACATTACTCCAAATTTAAAATTCAACCCAGTAAATTTGTAGTAGATAACGAGTTGCTCTTTCCAGAAGGATGTGCTATAAAATACATCTGTCGTCATCGACTGAAAGGAAAGAAGCAAGATTTGGAAAAAGCTATTCATTTTATCGAAATGATTATTGAAAGGGATTACAATGAAAATTCCTAAATTTGAAGCACAGACAGAATGGGTAAAACCTACAGAGTTTCCAGACTTAAGACAAGTAGATGAAATAGCAATAGACTTAGAAACAAAAGATCCTGATTTAATAAAGAAAGGGTCTGGTTCCGTTATTGGTAATGGTGATGTAATTGGTATTGCCGTTGCAACTAAACATTACAAAGGATATTTTCCTATTGGTCACGAAGGTGGTGGTAATATGGACCGACAAAGAGTTTTGGGTTGGCTTAAAGATATATTAGAATCTACCTCAACAAAAATTTTTCACAATGCAATGTACGATGTCTGTTGGCTACGTGCATTAGGATTTAAAATAAATGGCGACATTGTATGTACAATGATTGCTGCAGCAATTACTGATGAGAACAGGTTTCGTTATGATCTTAATAGTTTATCATGGCATTACCTAGGCTATGGTAAGAATGAAGCTGCACTAGCAGAAGCTGCAGAAGAATGGGGTATTGATCCTAAAGCAGAAATGTACAAACTACCAGCTATGCATGTTGGATCTTATGCAGAAAGAGATGCTGAAGTTACATTTGGTCTATGGCAAGAAATGAAGAAAGAGATTATTAGTCAGGATTTAGAGGACATATTTGACTTAGAGACAGAATTGTTTCCATGTTTAGTTGACATGAGATTTAAAGGTGTGCGCGTTGACGTAGACAAAGCACATAAAATGAAAACAGAATTTAAAAAAGCAGAACAAGAATTATTAAATAAAATAAAAGGAGAAACAAATATTGATACACAGATATGGGCAGCAAGAAGTATTGCTAATGTATTTGATATGTTGAGATTAGAGTATCCACGTACAGAAAAAACAGAAGCACCATCATTCACTAAAAATTTTTTACAAGAACACAAACATCCTGTTGTTAATATGATTGCTAAAGCAAGAGAGATTAACAAAGCTCACACAACTTTTATAGATTCTATTCTTAGATACGAGCACAAGGGTAGAATACATGCTGAGATAAACCAACTCAGATCACAAACCGGGGGCACCGTTACAGGAAGATTTAGTTATCAAAATCCAAACCTTCAACAGATTCCTGCAAGGAATAAAGATCTTGGACCAAAGATTAGATCATTATTTATTCCCGAAGAAAATTGTAAGTGGGGAGTTTTTGATTACTCACAACAAGAACCAAGATTAGTAGTACATTATGCATCACTATATAAATTACCATCAGTCTATGATGTTATAGATGCATACAACACAGACTCAAGCGCAGATTTCCATCAAACAGTAGCAGACATGGCTCAGATACCACGTTCACAAGCAAAAACAATTAACCTTGGACTATTCTATGGAATGGGTAAGGCTAAACTTCAAGCAGAATTAGGTGTTACTAAAGAAAAAGCTGCAGAATTATTTAACACCTATCACCAAAGAGTACCGTTTGTTAAACAATTGATGGAGAAAGCTTCTAACAGAGCACAGGACAGAGGACAAATCCGTACGTTGCTAGGACGACTATGTAGGTTTCACCTGTGGGAACCAAATCAATTCGGTATGCATAAAGCATTGCCTCACGAAGAAGCACTCAGGGAGCATGGACCAGGGATTAGAAGAGCTTACACTTACAAATCTTTAAATAAATTAATTCAAGGTAGCGCTGCTGACATGACAAAAAAATCTATGTTAGAGTTATATAAAGAGGGAATAATACCACACATACAAATTCACGATGAACTTGATTTGTCGATTGAAAGTGACGCACAGGCAAAAAAAATTATTGAGATTATGGAGCACGCTGTTACACTAGAGGTCCCAAATAAAGTCGATTATGAGTCCGGTGACAATTGGGGGGAGATAAATGATTAATGGCTTATTTAAATGCAAACATACCTATAATCGAATGTTATGTTAGAGGTAATTATCTAAGAGATCAACGAGACTCACACGATAAATATTTTGAATGCACTATATTTGGTTTTAGTTCTATACCAAACTCAACACCATTGTTTCATTTTATGATGGAAGATGGAGGATTATGGTGGAGAGCACCTATCTCAGCTTTTTGTAAAAAACCTAACGTTAAAGAACTTCCTTTAGATGAACTTATGATGTGGGATTGTTTTAGCTACAACGTAGCTGTTACAACTTTTTATGAGTTAGCCGGATCAAAAATGAAATACATATCAAGACGTAAAAAACATAGAGAAGGAACATACCTTTTTACAATTGATTGGTGCGGCGGAGATTTTAATGAATTAAATTTTGGTTACTCAGAAAAACCTGATCAACATAAATGTGGACACGTTATAGAATTAGATGACGGAAACTATGCTATACAACCTAATAATAGACTAAGAGTGTTTGATACATCAATGGGTAATGACCCATCAAAAAACTTGATTAATCGATTGGTAACTAGTAAAACATGGTCTGTTGAAAAAACTTCTAAGTGGATAACCGACGAACATGAAGAAGGCAGTTATGATTATCAACTTAGGGAACTGGAGGAAAAAAATGATTAAACAATACAAAGATAAATTTATGCTATGGCAATTACATAACAGAAGAGAAATTGTATGTGCTGTTGCAGGATTTATAATAGGTGCTTTAATATTTTAATTTATGCCCTATGAATTTAGTAGATCTGTTAAAAAAAAATATAGTAATGGTGCCTGTTGTGGCTTCACTTGTAGTGGGGACATTTACGGGAGTTCGTTATATTGTTAATCTTACAGATACTATTGATGCGTCAGAGCAACAAATTGTAAATCTTAAAAGAGATTTAGAACAAGCCGAAAAAAATATTACAGATATTAATACAAGATTATCATCAGCTGAAGCAACATGGCAGATGGCAGAAAATCTATACAGACAATTAGCAGATCAAGTCAGAGAACATGACTATGATATTAAGGATTTAAATAGGTAGTTATGTATGGAGGGAGCCAGGATGAATTATTATTTTACAGGAATGTTAATTATATTACTAACTCTACTAGCTCTTTTTGGAGGACCAAACGCATGGGGAAGAAATGAATACCTTAATGATTACCCTAACAATTGTTCTACTGGTTCATTTGACGTACGTGTATCTCAAGAGGACCGTGATGGAACCTACAGACACTCTTCTCCTGGGAATAATTATAATGACTATGATGATAATAGGAGGGTTGAATTTACTTACCGCAAATATTTAGGATCTGCCTGCACAGATGATTTTAAACGAGTTCAACAAGAAAACATGGAACTCAAACAACAATTAGAACTTATGAAAATGTGTGGTAAAGTTAATAATAATCCCACTATACAACGTAATGATAACTTCGCATTGCTAGTTTCAAAGTGTTCTGGTATAATAATACTAGAAAATGAAAAACCAGATGGTAGTTATTGGGATGATCTTAAAGATGACTATAAAAAAGAAAACCCTGATATTAAATTAATGGGTGATAGTAAATTGTTAATGCCAGAAAATATTAACGATGATAAAATAATTTTACCTCTACCAAAACCGGTTGACGAAGAGGCGGAATGGAATGCTATTGATTGATAAAATATTATTAAAATTTTTTGGTGGAGTAGATTGGATATCAGAACAAATAAATAAATTATTTGCACCTCGTTGTAAATGTAAAAAAAATTCTAAAAGAACTTATAAAAAAGAAAAAGATCACGGCACAGATATTAGCTTTGAAAACGAAATAAACCATGGCAAATAAACCTTTAACTATATCAGAGGAAGCAAAAGTACAGATGCCGATGAAGACGGTAGCTTCGTTGATCTGTATGGTCGCGATTGGAACCTGGGCTTACTTCGGTATCAATGAGAAGCTAAACCAACACAGCACAAAATTAGAATTATTTGAAAAAGATTTACAACAAAATTCAGAGTTTAGAATCAAATACCCGCGTGGAGAACTTGGTCAGTCTTCCGGGGAGGCCGAGCTTTTCATGCTCGTGGAACATTTAGCAGGTGTTTTAGAGGACGTAGAAAAAGAAATGAAGAGTATGAGAAACAATGCAGTTAACATAGAATTTTTAAAATCAAGAACTGAAAAACTTACAGAAGATGTAGAATCATTAATTAGAAAAAATGGAGCGCACTAATGGTTGAGATTGTATTTGCACTTTTACTCCTACAGGACCATAAAATTATAGAGCATCGTTATCACGATAGTTTACAAAATTGTTTAAAAGCTAAGCGTTATGCTATGAAGGACAAAAGCACTAAAGATAGAGTAGTCTATAAATGCATAAAATCTAAGGCAAACGTAGAAGTATATATGGGAGAGAAGAAAATTCTTTCTTTAATCCTTGAATAAAAAATCATACGCATTTTTCCTTAAAAAGAATAGACCTAGAAATAGGGTAGCACAGGAATTAAGTGATGGACGTTATCACCAACGTGTGATAAAGAATAAGAAAGCATATGACAGACAAAAGCATAAGATGGACAGCAGAAATAGTTAATGGACAATGTCCAACTTGTGAAGAAATTACACTTCTAGTAGGAATTACTAAAGAATTTTATAGATGTATGACATGTGGTGCAGATTGCAAGCAACACGTGAATGGTAAAATATCATATTTACCTGTAATTCATCCACCAGATGGTACTAAACCATTTGTTAAGGATTGGTAATGGCTAAGAAAGCTAAAGGTTTATACGCAAAAGTAGCACATGAACCTATATTTCACAAAACAAATATAGGTAGAAACCCCAGCAAAGCAAAAATGAACAAATCCCGCCGGCGTTCGTGGAAAAAATACCGGGGCCAGGGAAAATAATACTTGACATTATTTTATGGGATATTATATTACCCATATTAAAGAAAGGAAACTATATGATAGATAAACTTATTGAAAGAAACAACAAAGCTTTTCAAGAAACAAAAGAAAAACTTGAGAAATTACTTGCTCTTGAAACTACTACACCGGAAGAATATCGGGGTGGATTGTATGAAAAAATAGAGAAAGTTGTTGATGCACTATCTGTATTTCATCGGAGAGGAGGATACTATGAATTTAAGAAAAGTAACGATAACCAGCAAGAACATAAGTCCTAAACAATGGTCTGTTCTTCTGTTGGAATTAAATATAATTGCAAAGCAATGGAAACCTTACGCAAAGTTAGAGCTACAGGGAACAGGGCTCAAGAAAATATTAAATTTAGGAACTAAAAAATATGATGCAAAAGATTGATGAAGTTGCAAATATGTGGAACAAAACCAAAGACCCTTATTACAAAGATCTTTGGTATAAATTAATAAAGGAGTTTGCAAATGGACCTCATAATATTAACAGACGGGTTGTACCATTTAATACCCGTAACAAAAGAATTGTTCAAGGACATAGCTTTGATAAAAAATCCTGGCTTAACTTGCTTTGATTTGTGTGATATTTTAAGATTAAAGTTAACAGAATATTCTGATACTTTAAACAGGTACATAATGAAAGATGGCAGTGGTGCTTTCTTTGGTTGTATGTGTAGATAAAATTTGGCCCATTGGTCTTCGTAGCTCTTCGGAGATAGGCGCAGTAAGATGCGTTAGATATAATGCCGGGTGAGACCTACCGGCAGCCATAATGATGATGAAAAGGACCTCCGTCCATATAACGCCTAGCGCTATTCCCTGTACGGCAACCTAAGAAGCGGCAATTCCCGTGGAGGTGTGGAGCCTTTGCTCCTGCAGGAGTACGTGCACGGAAACTGCGGGGGTTGATATGATTAAGTTGTAGCAGCAGGCACACAAGTAAACCTGATGTAAATTTGGTGTTGATTAACTTCAATTCTCCCTAGCTCTTTCATTTTCTTTTGTGATGCTTCATAACCTGCCTGCATACAATCATACATATCTTCAAATTGAATTGGCCATTCGTATGGTTGCAAACACGCACCTTGAACGTAGCTGCACATGATTAAAGTTAATAATATTTTCATTGACACCTATTGTAATTAATGAGATAAATCCCATATGAATAAAATAATAAGAAAGGAGTATAACAGCAATGACTGATATAACAAAATATAAAAATGTGTCATTATCACATAAGACTTATGACGCAATTGATATACTAAGAAAAAAGATAGTTCCAAATACTATACTTAGTCGTTCACAAACTATAAATATTTTAGTGAATGAGAAAGTGAGGAAGTTAAATGGAAAAATCAAAAAAGACTAAAAAGATAATTTGTCCTACATGTAAGGGCAATGGATATATAAGAGTACCCTACAAACTAGCAAAAGAAGAAATAACAGCTCAGTGTGGTGTATGTAATTCGGAAGGAGAAATATATGCGGAGCAGCGTGATGATTTGTATGTTGATTCTGATGGTATCCACAGGTTGCAGTAAATATGATTTTGATGGATTTGATCCTACCACATCTGCATTAAGATGGATCATGAAAGGAGAGAATGATGGAAGGTGATATTAAAGAACAAGTAGAATATCTTACAAAACAAAACGAACTTCTTAAAAATAAATTAAGAAAGTTAACTGAAAAATATAATGTTATGGAAGAAGAGTTTGAAAGATTATTAGAAGAAAATAGTAATTTTAGACTTGTTCGTAATGAAGGAAAGATATTGTGAAATTAGAGTCAAATATATCTTACATTGCCGGACTCTTTGATGGGGAAGGTTCTATTTATTATAAAAAAGCACCGGAAAAGAAAAAGAAACATACCGGTAAAGGTTATAGAACATCAATGTCACAACGCATTAGTATGGAAATTACTATGACTGATGAGTCTGTAATTAGATGGGTCCATGAAGTATTAGGATGCGGAACGGTAGTTCGTAAACCTAGAAAAGGTTTACGTAAAGATGGCACTAAGTATTTAATGCAGTATAAATGGCGTTGTACATTTAGAGACGCGTATTACGTGTGTATGTTATTATTCCCCTACGCCCACACGAAACTACCTAAAATACAGAAAATCATAGATCATTATAGTAATAAAACAAAGGATAATGTAGTAGACTTAGAACATTATAAATTATGGATAGGAAAATAATATGAAGTCAGAAGTAATAACACACGAACAGAACGTACAATATGGAGTATTACAATGGGGTCCATGTATAGTACATTTAAGAATATCAGAAGCTTTTCACGAAAAACTTTTAACAGAAGCAGCCGAAGCTAAGAAAGCTAATTTAGATTTTAGAAATAGATTAGCTGGTATTATTAAAGAAGAATACTCTTATCGAGATAGAGAAATGTTTTTACCAGAAATATCTCAGTGTCTTGGAGTGTACGATCAAGCTTACCAGAAATGGAAGAACGAACCTTATCCTGTTCAACCAGAATATCTTTTAACTTCTATGTGGGTAAACTACATGAAGAAAAATGAGTTTAATCCACCACACGATCATTCTGATTGGTTATCGTTTGTTATATTTTTAGATGTACCAGATGAAATACACAAGGAACAAGCAACTTTTCAAGGTCAATCTGGTGGACCAGGACATTTATCTTTTGTTTATGGTGAAGGTAATAGACAAGCCATTACTTATCAATCCGTTAAACCTAAAAATAGAGATATGTTTATATTTCCTGCCTGGATAAAACATTGGGTTGCACCATTCTATTCAGATGTAACTAGAATATCTGTATCAGGTAACATAACAAATTCAGTAGATTTAAACCAACTTAATAGGAATAAAAATGAAAAAAAAGACATTGTTAAGCCTGCCTCAGTTACAACAAGACCTGATTAAGGCAACGTTAGGAGATCCTAAACTGGATTCTTTAGTAGATAATATCATTAAAAGAAAAATAAGTGTTAAGAAACAGGAGGATCCTTTTAAAAAAGAATACGATGAATTAAAGGAATCTTACGAGCAATCTAAAAAAGCTAAAAAAGAAAGAGAAAAATTATTAAAAGAATTAGATGAAAGAAACGGATTTTAATGAAATGTTTTTTTTGTAATGCAGAAGTAAGATGGAACAATGATTTTGATACCGAGGATACTTATCCAGATTCAGATCATAATATTGTGAGCATGTATCAATGCGATGAATGTGATACTTGGTATGAAGTGTTTCACGATAAAAAGGAAAGAAATGAAAAGAATAAATAAGTTTAAATACCCTAAATCAATGCGATCATTGATTGATGGTAAGAGACACTATGACGTTGGTAAAGAAAAGTTACCGAGTGTTACGACTATATTATCTGCGACCCAGTCGGACGAGAAGAAGAAATCTCTTGCTGATTGGAGGGCCAGGATGGGCCCAGAGTTTGCTGATAGGGTCAGAGATATATCCGCAATGCGTGGTACAGCCATGCACAGGTATCTAGAGGCTTTTATTGATGGCACAGGGCACAAGGACCTGACAAGCATTGGTAAGGAAGCAGAGCCCATGGCTAGACGTATTATAGAATCAGGGCTCGGGGAACTGGATGAGGTGTGGGGACAGGAAGTAACCCTGTACTATCCTG